TTGCGCGGTGCGCTGAGCTAGCATCCTCCAGTATTACCCCCAGAGGTTGTTGAAGCTAACCATGCGTTTTTGCGGTTTTTGGTGTTTTTCGTCTGTTTTTGTGTTTTTGTATCTTTTTTCATGTTTTTGGTTGCAACGGATCAGAGGAGCAACAGCGGCGCTGCCTCAGCAGCACCCTCAATGGCTGGCAGTGCCGTTCGCACGGCACCTCCGATGTAACTTTTGGCGGCATTAAAGAAGCCTTTTCCAAGCCCAGACATCATGTACCCAGCAGCACCTGCAATGCCGACGTCCTCCACGCCATGGCCGGCAGTTTCAGCTGCGCTGATAATGCCGTGCCAGACGCTCGGGGGCGTTGGTGGATGCAGGGTCTGCGAGTTGTGCATGGGATTGAAGGGCGACAGCCGCACCCGCCATTCAATACACACCCGTATCTCCAGGTCAACCCTCGAAGGGTTGACGATAAACATCGGCTTAAACCCGATGAAATCATTGCCGGGGCCCCATGTGGTGTGTGTGTCAGAAGCAACGTGGAGCTCCTTGAAATCTGAGAGCTCCGTGATGTTAGACGGCACCAAATTCACCTGTTGCGGTGACATCGCAAGCCGTGCCCCAGACAGAAGCTTGGGGTTGCTGTACGAAATCAAAGCGTCGGCGAATTCCTGGGCGGTACGTGTGTCGGTGGAAGCGGGCTGTGAAAGCCCGGTCTGACAGCGACCCACGTAAACCAAGCCAGAGGCATTGGTGAGGCTTGCGGGGCATACAATCTGAACTGAACAGGCTGCAGGCACCACTTCGCCGAAACCAACTCCGGCCGTTCCGGTGGGTGATGGGCCAGCCCCGTAGTTCCAGCCGCCGTTCATTAGATCGGCAGAGCTGGAAAGGGCAATTTTCTGATATGTGGCCCACCCGTCAGTCGCGTCCATTGGACCAATCAAGTTCAGGTACTCTGAGGACGAGAAGGTCTTGTTGGTGCGAATTACGGTGTATTTTCCCGATGGGGTCGGGAGAGAGACGTGGCAGGGGTGGAAGGCGTTGAGACCATGTTTGACGATGGTCGACAACGCCGACGAAGGCCCCTGGCCAGTGCGCTGGCGGCGTCCGCGATTGCGGCGACGACCAGACCTAGGCACAGTCTGGTTGCCGCCTCCGTTGTTGTTTTTCTTTTTGTTTCCATTTTGAGGCATGTTATTATGTAGATCAATTCCCTGGGCCCTAGACTGTGTCAGGCCTACTGTTTTATCCTCCCATACCTGTATTTCCACCCCCAAGGCAACGTCCTGCCAGCTGGGTTCTGCGTGGGTTTTACCAGGTCATGTTCTCAGGAGGTGTGGAAAGCCACTCCCACACCCGAACGTGGCTTAACGGGGGAGCTCCCGTCAAGACCACGTCATTTTACAGTATTGGTGCTCCTTAAGTATACCGGCGCCACGGTATGGCTCTTGGAACACACGCCAAGGTCCGTCTAAATTGAGCGACTGCAGATGCCGCTCAATCCGGATTTGGTGACTAGGGGGTATGCCAAACGCACGTCCATAACTGTCCCGTGTTACGTCTAGCACAACAGTCCCCCCCTTGCACCTGCCCCCTCTACACATCCGAGCAAATCCGCTGTCCTGATACAACAAGGACTGCGTGATTTTCCCGCTATGGTCCCCCCACTTCCGGTACAGCTCGTACAATGCGGTGCATATTGGAATGTCACCGTACAAACTTCCCCCGCCGACCCCTACTGCTGCTATCCACTTCTTCCAGTCTTGCTTCTCACATAAAGCAAAACTGTCTTTGGCGAATGCATTGTCTGGGCCGCGGACCATGATCCAGCCGTCGGCGACCCTGACGGGCCGGCTCTGGCAAAACGACAACCTCTCAAAGGTGTCGACGAACCCAATGTTGGTTTCGCCGTACGTCTTGGTGTTGTCATCGTCCTCCATCTTAATGGTGAACCCATGGTCGAGGAAAAAGCTTTCAATGCCTTGCAGTCTGTTCAAACACCTGCGCTCCATAATAATTACGCAGTCGTCGCCATTGTTGACTAAATGGTAGCGAAACCTGCGGTTGACAAAGCAGTCAACGAGTCCACACATCAACAGACAGTTGCCTAACCCGGTGTTCATGTCACCGGAGCATCTGCCCCCTTCCTTTGTGTAGATGACGCGCTTATCATCACAGAATATCGTCCCATGTGTAACCAACTGCTGGTTAAGCAACCACCTGAGCTCACTCGTGCCAAAAATTTTGTTGTAGCACGAATGTTCACAACGTAGTGCCTCCTGGCTGACATGTTGATCAAACCTGCTGGCATCGATGCCAACTGCCACCGGGTGGTGAAAAGACTCCCACTTTTGCCTGATGGCATTACCACACTGCACTGGATCCATCCCCTTCATAACGACAGGGGAATCATCAACAGTGTCGCACACTTGGGCAATGGCACGGTAAATGTCATGCTCAACAGCCCGTGTGTAGCACCCCAAAGCAACATTATACTTCGGGGAGCGTGGTTGTATCAGACGTGGGGCGGGGTCGGATTCTTTGAGATTCTCGCGCATTTGCTTTACGCCATCATCCCATCTGAGGCCGGCCTCTTTAAACATTACTTTCTCATTCTTTACAAACGAACGCACACGGGCGTCACGACGGGTTATGCCCTCACGGGCCAGGTCGTCTGCAGCGTTCTGATACATTTTGCGCTTGCTGGGATGACACTGAGCAACAAACTGCCTATGTGTCATTTTCCTGCGTGGGCCAACTGTATCAGCCACTTTAGACATGAACCCGCCCATCGTAACGAAACTACCCGGGACAGGGAGCGGAGGCGGAATGAGATTAACGCCTTGCTTAACAGTAAAAATACGCTCTTTAACTGCCCTAAGTGCATTGGGAAGATTATGGTTGTGGTTGCCCACTATATTACAGCTGTTAACCGCGGCAAGTTGTACACTCCTGCGTGCACGTGAAATCTTTTTGCCACGGCCGTCAGTGACGGCCATCCCCTCACAACACACAGTTTTCACCCTTGTCGTGAAGCCGTGCACCACGGCCGGGCTGACCTAGTAGGCCTGACCCGTGTATACTCGGTCGAATGCATCGTACTCTGTGTTCACATGGTACGCGTTGCATGCCAACCTAAGCAACAGGTCAAGCCGATTGTTCAGCTCGGGGCGGGGCACTGGAATGCCGTCCACCGTCGGATTTTTCCCGAGCACGTACCGCTCGACAATCTTACGCATGTATTGCCTTAACATGTCGTCGTCGACCCCGGGAATCAACCTGGGGTTTTCAAACCTGCAAAGCTTCACGCATTCGATTACGTGCGGCATCAGCACACTCGAGTACCTCAACACTCGTCCGCCACGAAAATGTTGGCCGAACCAGTATTCGAAGTCCCTATCCGACATCCACCATAGTACCTTTCTGGCACAATCCCTCCACCAATCCCGAACCTCAACGGCTGCCAGGTCGTATCCGCCTCCATACCAATCACTTGCAACCAACACATGGGTCCATTGCTGGGCCGCGAGTCTCGCGTTCCGCATTGGGCTCCACACTGCTGGCTGCAGAAGCTGGCATAAGGCCCGACTGATCCGCTGAACGGTCATGGGACTTTCCGGCATGCAAGCACAGTAAACACCGTACAAAAGCACGCCAGGCCACATGGGCCAACGACCAGCATGCACCTCCTTCCTAAAACAGCCAGCGAATGCTTGATAGATATAATAATCCATCACGCTCGCGCTGCTGCCAGCAAGGGCTGATGCGGCATGGTCGCTTAGCTCGTCAAGCCCGAAGGCCCCCCGGGGCGCAAACCCGGAGTAAAGCTTTGACGTCAACATCGAGGTGGCCAACCCGATAATGACGCCCAGCTCTGAGATACGGGTTCCTCCCGCACCCCAACAACCAGCGATAAACTCCATCGCTAGAAGGACTACCGTTCGCAAACGGGGTAG